TTTCTACTCATAATTCTGGACTTTCCTGAAACTTAACGTATTCTTCATCAGGTACAACTTGCATTTTCCATTTACCAGTAGTTACAAAATTACTGCAAGAACTCCACGTTGGGTCTTCTTTCTCATATTCATAATCAGAAAGTTGATACTGTTTTTCTTCTTCAATATGACCAGATAGTTTTTTGACTCTTGTTTTTGAACTATCTATATTAGAAGGCCAAGGCCAAACAATATTTGAAATAGAATTATCTATCTCTTGTAATCTTTCGCGAACTGAATATTCGCTGTTCGCATAAAATTCAACTGTAAATTTTCTCATTGTTTGACCTCCTTTTGTATAGAGTGTGTTTTATTAATCCAATTGTTATAGTCTTTGCGAAAAGCGCTCACGCCCTCCCCGCTAAAGCCTTTGTAACGACTCATGTATTTAATTAAAGTTTCGCCACCTTTCATTGATTGAAAATCGTTTCTAAGTGGCAAAAAGATAGGATTTAAATTATTGTCTTTTAAAAATTTGTAAACTCTTTCAATTAAACTTGTTTGCCAAGTAATTGTTTGAATAATCTTTTGAATAAGAGGATTTTTTTCATTTGTCTGTTGATACTTTATCAAAAGTTCTTTGACAGTAATCCAATCATTTTCTTCTAAAGATAGAAAAAGTCTCATCGCAACACCTCGCAAGCCGCTTGAACACCCGCCGCACAATCGTTGCGTGTCATATCGGTCAATGCTCCATCGAATCCCAAATAAAAGATTCCTGTCGCGCACATAACCATAAATAAATTTGTCATTGGTTTAGTTTGTTTGATAACAATTTAATTATAATAAAATTAAAATGTAATGTCAACCCTATAATTCATGTTATATATTAAGGGCATGGCGAAAAAAGCAACTAATATCGAAATTGATAGACGTATACATAAAATATACGACCTCCTTTTGCTTGGAAATTCAAAAACGCAGATTGCTCGATACTGTGCGGAGAATTATTCAGTAAGCTTACGTCAAACAGAAGAATATTTATCACGGGCTCGCATACTACAGGAACAAGATGCACAGCTTGAGCGCCCTCAATGGCTTACAGGGGCAATTGCTAGGCTTGCAGATTATGAACGCCGCGCATCTATGGAGAATCAATTACAAACCGCCATTCGTGCCGTAGAAATGCAAGCAAAACTTCTTCGCTTTGATATGTCAGCATGAGCCTTATTTCTGATGTCTGTGAAAAACAACCCCTCCTCGACTTTTTAAGTCCTCCTGATGAAAAAGATACAGAGATAATATTAAAGCGTGTATTATCTGATCTTCATGCGGGGCAACTATCGTTTGTAAATGACACAGATACGGAAATATTGGGTTTATGCGCGGGTTATGGATCAGGTAAAACGCGATCTTTACTGGCGAAGTGTTTATACCTGTCATTATTAAATCAAGGCTTTACGGGCATTGTATTAGAGCCTACACAACCGCTTGTTCGTGATCTCTTTGTAACGGAATTTGAGGAATTTTTGTTAAATTACGAGATTCCTTACACATTCAGGTCTTCGCCGTTGCCTGATTTTGTTTTGCACCTACCTAAGGGAGATACACGCATAATGTGTCGTTCTTTTGAATCTTGGCAAAGGATAATCGGAATCAACGCCGCTTTTATATTGGCAGATGAAATTGATACAGTTGCAAAGCCGATTTGTGATCGCGCCTTCCCTAAAATCCTTGGACGTCTTCGCGCAGGGAATGTTCGTCAGTTCGCGGCGGCGTCCACCCCTGAAGGTTACAAATGGTTCTGGCAAACTTTCGCAAGTGATGAAGTACAAGAAAAAAATGACAGAAGGTTAATAAGAATGAAAACAACAGACAATCCACATTTGCCCGCAGATTTTATTGATAGAATGAAAATGAACTACGACCCCAATCTTCTCAAGGCGTACCTTGAAGGGCAGTTCATATCGCTTACCACAGGCGCAGTTTTTGATCGCTTCGATAGAGAAAAACATATAACAAAGGACATCCCAAATTATTCAGATGAAATTATTCGTTTGGGAATCGACTTTAATATTGGCAAGATGTCTTGTGTTTGCGCCGTGATTAGAGATAACAAACTTTATATTTTTGATGAGATACGCGCACATGACACCGATCAACTGGCAAAAGAAATCAAATCAAGATTTGTTTACAACAGACTCTACGGATATCCTGATTCGTCAGGCGGAGCAAGATCAACAAATGCTTCTAAAACCGACATCCAAATTCTCGAAAGTTATGGAATATCCAATCAATCGGGGGCGTCTAATCCATCCATTAAAGACAGCGTTAATAATGTTCAGCGCCTTTTATGCAATGGTAAAGAAGAAATTAGTCTTTTTGTTCATCCGCGTTGTAAAAATGTCATCGAATCTTTGGAACTTCAAAGCTACACGGAAGCAGGCGAACCAGAAAAAACAGGATTAGATCATTTTTCTGATTGTGTCCGATACCTTTGTTGGCGTTGCTTCAATCCCTTACATTTGGGGGCAGGGCGCAGAACAGGGATTAGAATATATTAAAAAGTGTATTACTATTAAATTAAGCTAGGGATTAAGCCGTGTATTCTAATTACAACCATTACGACAGAACAAGATCAAGTAAAGCTGTTGAGGTTCAAGACCCTAGCAATGCTTATGTCAATATGGAGCCTAATTGGATATTGATTGAAGATTTGATAACAGGAACTTATGGGATAAGGAAACGCCATCGAAAATATCTTCCACAGATGCCGCGCGAGCAAGATGAGTCATATGATAATCGTTTGGCAACAAGCGTTCTTGCGCCTTTGTACGTCAGAATTGAAAGATTGCTTGCGGGTATGCTTACTCGAAAACCTGTTCGATTAAATGAGGTATCAGAACGAGTTACAGAAGATTTGTTCGATGTTGACCTTCAGGGAAACGATCTTACGAGTTGGACATATGAGACAGCAAAAATAATGTTGAGATACGGTCACGTTGGGGTTCTAGTTGATGCACCGACAGGCGGAACTGGTCGGCCTTATTGGATTACATACAGCCCGCGTGAAATCCTTGGATGGCGGACAGAACTTATAGATGGAAAGCAAAAATTAACGCAGTTAAGACTTTTGGAACGGGTCACAGAACCAGATGGCGAATATGGACAGAAAGAAGTTGAACAGGTGCGATTATTAACGGCAGGTGGTTTTGAAGTTCACAGAAAAGGCAGGCAGGGAAAATATGTAAAAGTAGATGAAGGAACAACGTCCTTAGATTACATTCCATTTGCTGTTGCATATTCAAATAAAGTTTCTTTCTTGGAATCACGCCCACCGATGCAAGATATTGCGGAATTAAATTTATTGCATTATCAAAAGAGTTCGGATTTTGATAATCAACTAAGAATTTCTTCTGTTCCAATGCTTTGTCTTTTTGGATTTCCGCAAGCATCAGAAGAAGTAAGTGCGGGGCCATCTGAAGCGATGGCATTTCCTGAAGGTGGAAGGGCTGAATTTGTAGAGATCAAAGGCACATCGTTTCAATATCAACGCGACAGAATAAAAAATTTAGAAGATCAAATAAATACTTTGGCACTTGCCGCAATCCTTGGACAAAAACTTGTCGCAGAAACAGCGGCATCGCAAGAAATACAAAGAAGCCAAGGCGATTCAACATTGATGATTGTTGCGCAACAGCTTCAGGACATGATCGACAACTGTTTGGTATTTCATGCAAATTATTTAAATATTGCAGAAATTGGCAATGCTTTTGTCAACCGTGATTTCTTAGGCCAAAGATTAGCACCGCAAGAGATTCAGGCGATGCAAGGATTATGGTCTTCTGGTGCTATATCTCAGGAAACATTATTGAAGCAATTGGCAGAAGGCGAAATCCTCGGCGATGATTTTGATGTTGAAGAAGAAATCGAATCAACACAAAAAGGCGACATGATCGAAACAGATGAACCGACACCTGAAGCCGAAGAAGATGAACCAACAGAAGACCTAGAAGATGAGGATTAATGACTCAAACGCCGATTCGGGTTCCGTCTGATGTCTCCAAACTTGGGGCATCTATTCCTTACCCTGATTTAATACCTGAAGAATATTTTCGTAATAGTTTAGATTTAAATAGATTTTCAAATAAGATTTCGCGTGAAATCATCGAATCTTACAATCGAATCATATTAAGGGCGGTTGATAAATTAGAAGCAATAGAACGTCTTCCAAAGGCAAATCAGCCCAAATACACAGCGGCACGTTTGCGGGCTTTGTTATTACAGACAAAAGCAAGCCTAAAAAAATGGGATGTCAAATCAACGCGGGATATGGAACTTGTTTCCGATGCTGTTGCGAAGTTACAGGGAGAATTTGCAACTGTTCAGATGGAAAAGGCATTGCCCGCAGGCATAAGATCATCAATAAGAACTGTCGAAGTTACGCCCGAATTTGCAAAAGCTGTTGTGACAACTTCCGCATCAGAATTTAATTTAAATGTTTTATCTGATTCATTAAGTACC